CATCGTCGAGTCTTCCGAGCCCGTGCCGAGCTCGCTCGTCCAGGTGGCGTCGGCCGGATCCGCGTCGAGCGAAGCCGCGCCGAGCGACTCGGCGGCCGTGACCGGCAGCACCGTCGCGAGCTGCCGGATGAAGGTCTGGTCGTCGATCGCCTTGATCAGCTCCGCCGTGAACTCCTGCGGCGCGACCAGGTAGCCGCCGGACGTCGGCGAATCCACCTGCAGCGCCCGGAGCTCCTCGCCCGTGAGGCTCCCGCGGCCGTGGACCAGGAACGACCGGAAGGCCTTGATCGCCGAGCTCACCCCGCCGCGAGCGCCGCGGCTCTCGGCGCCGCTCTCCGTCACCGTCCGCGCGCCATCGAGCTCCGCCTCCACCTCGGCCTGCTTCGCCAGCGTGGCCGCCAGAGCGTCCGCGTCGACCTTGAGCGCCGCGATCGCCTGGTGCAGCGCATCGAACTGCGCCTGCTCTTCGCTCGTGAGCTGCCGCTTCTCGCCCTCGGCGCGGGTCAGGATCCGGCCCGCCTCCTCGGCGAGCCGCGCCCGCTGCTCGAGCATCTCTCGCACTCTCTTGTTCATGGGCCGTCCGCCCTCCTCGTTTGGGCCGGCCGAACGCGCGAAAGGCGCGGAACCGAGCCCGTGTCAGTCCGGGTTTCGGCCCCGCGCCCGTCTCGGCGCTGCGCGGTTGCCTCGTCTGCGGCGCGAGAGTACCGAAGCCCTCCGCGCCCACCTTCCGAAAATCGCCCTACCCGGCCACCACCTCGAGCGCCGCCCGGAGCTGGCGCAGCTTGCGCGCCGCGTCCGGCCCCGACGGCGCCGCCTCCGGCTCCGGGTGCCCGGCCCGCCACGCCTCCCGCGACCGCAGCGCGAGCGCCGTCTCGGGATAGAACGGGAACGTGACCGGCGACACCTCGAGGAGCTCGCCGATCCGCACGAGCGTTCGCTGCCAGATGCCGCCCTCGCCCTCCTCCCACGCGTCCTCGGCCACGGTGAAGGCGAAGCTCGCGCCCGTCACGTCGCCGCGGCGCATCGGCTCGATCGCCAGCTCGCGCAGCACCCCGGCCGCCGGAGGGTCGATTTCCCCCCACAGGCCCGACACGTCGCCCTCCTCCCGCTCCTCGAGCAGGAGGGTCCCGCTCTTCGTGCGCCCGAGCACGAAATCCGGGTTGTGATTCCAGAGCGCCCGCACGTCGGCGAGCGCCTCGAGCGCCGGCCGAAAGAAGCCCCGCGCGATGCGCTCGCGAAAGTCCCCGTACACCGGCGACCACCGCTCGTGGATCGCGAACCACCCCCGGATCCGTTCCGGCTCGCCCTCCGCCCCCGCCGGCGTCAGCCGAAGCTCCGCCGCCTCGAGCGGCAAGAACCGCCGCTCGACCTCGCCCACCTGCCCCGTCCGCTTGCTCACTGCCCCACCTCCTCCGCCTCGAATCGCCGCGCCGCCACGTCCGGCCGCGTCCGCGTCCACTCCTCCGCCCGCGCTTCGATCGCCCCGAACGGATCGCCCGCGCCCTCGAGCAGCGCCTCGAGCTGCGCCAGCGAGGCCCCCACGTACTCCGAGGCCTCCGCTTCCGGCTCGCCGTCCCACGCCTCACCGAACGCCTCGGCGAGCTGGCGGAGCTCCGCCTCGAGCACCGCCTCCGCCTCCTGGTAGAACGCCGCCACCGCCGCCCGGAAGCCATCGCCCCCCGTCCGCGACACCCGCGCCTTCGCCGCCAGCCGCGCGAGCGCCTTCTGCTCCCGCCGCGCAAAGCGCGCGTAGACCGCCCGCACCATCGCCCCGCATGCCCGGCGCAGCTCGGCCCGCGCGTTGACCTCCGCCCCGGCGGCCGGCGCCGCTGCCGGGGTCGGCTCCGGCTCCGGTTTCGGCTCCGCCGGCGGGAGCGCCGGCACCGGCGGCTCCGGCTCGACCACCGGCACCATGTTCAATGGCGACAGGTACACCGCCCCGGCCGCGTGCCCCACCGCCGGCACCATGTTCAACGGCGTCAGGTAGACCGCGCCGGCTCCGTCCGGCAGCGGCGCAAGGTTCTCGAGCTCGCGCACGTCGTCGGCCGAGAGCCACCCCCATTGCCGGCCCACCGCGTAGGCATTGAACCGGCTCGCTTGATCGCCGCGCAGCAGCCCGTCGACCGCGTGCTCGCAGTAGAGCCCCGCCGTCCCCGCCGTGCCGAACAGCTTACGGTTGAGCTCTTGTTCCCACCGCACCAACCACGGCCGGAGCGAATGCATCACGAACTCGAGCCCGAGATGCTCCACGTTCGAAAACGTCGCCCGCTCGAGGTCGGCCAGCATATGCGGCGGAACCCGAAAAATCCTCGCGATTTCCCCCACCTGAAAGCGCCGCGTTTCGAGGAACTGCGCGTCTTCGGGCGGGATCGTCGTCGCCGTGAAACTCGCCCCAAGCCCGAGCACCGCCACCCGCCCGGCTCGCTCGACGCCCTGGTGGGCGGCCTCCCAGGCCTCGGCAATCTTCGCCCGCGCCTTTGGGTCGAGCGCCTGGTTGACGGAGAGCACCCCGCCCGGCCGCGCGCCGGAGCCGAAGAAGCCCGAGCCGAACGCCTCGGCCGCTTGCCCGAGCCCCACGGCCTCCCGCGCGAGCCGCACCGGCGAGAGCCCCACCAGGCCATTCCAGCCGAGCGCCGGAACATGCAGCATGTCCGCCGGCTCGAGGATCGCCGGGTGCCCGCCCGGCGGATCCGTCGTCGGATCCGGCCGCACCTCGTAGAACACCGCCCCGGCGGCCGAGCGCCGCACCGTGACGCGTGAGGGATGGATCGGCCACACCGCCCGCGCTGCCCCGTTGCCGGCCCATTCGATCCGCGAGTACGCGTTGCCCCACGTGAGCACGTGCACCATGCCGAGCTCGCGCCACACGACCGCGGTCATCTCCGGATTCGGCGCGTCGTGCAAGAGCGACCAGGCCCAATGCTGGCGCGCCGTCGCCTTGCCCCGCGCCCCGGCCCGCCGGTAGACCTTGAGCGGCAAGCTCGCCGCCGACTCGGCCAGAATCCGAACGCAGCCGTACACCGCCGAGAACGTGAGCGCCGACTCTTCCGACACGTCCACGCCCGCGCCCGTTCGCCTCCCGCCGCCGAAGAGGTCGACGAGCCACCCCGGCGCGTTCGCCGGCGCCGCCCCCGGCAGCACACCGCCGCGCGCCTCCACCAGATCCCGCAGTATCACCGGCCGTCCCTCCGTCCCGAAAGGTAGTCCCCGAACACCAGCACCCCCGCCGCGAGCAGCGCCGCCCACAACCCCCACCGCAGCCCCGCACCAACCGCCACCAGCGCCACCCCGGCGAGCCCCTGCCATGCCTCGAGGCCGCGCATCAGAGCACCATCAGGAGCTCGTCGGGGTCGACCGCCCGAGCTCCCGCCGCGAGCGAGGCCCGCCCCACCGCCATCGCGAGCGCCACGATCCCGTCGATTCGATCCGCGGATGCGGCCTTGTCGGGCTTCGCGTTGCCGGCCGGATCCATTTTCACGGACACGTTGCCGGCCATCCAGCGAAGGACCGGGTGCCCACCATGCGCCAGCCGCCGCCCGAGCACGAGCCGCTCGAGCTCCCGCAACGCGGGCGCCATCGTTTGGAAGCCCTGCCGCATCGGCACCATCACAAACCCCTCCTCCTGCAGCTCCGTCGCGAGCTGCACCGCGCCCCAGGGATCGAAAGCCACCTCGACCACCTCGAGGTCGAGCCCCTCCCGCAGCGCGTGGAACCATTCCCGAATCCACGCATAGTCAACGATGTTGCCCGGCGTCGCCGTCACCAGGCCCGCATCGATCCACGCGTCGAACGGCACGCCATCCGATCGCACCCGCTCCGGCACGTTTTCGGCCGGGATCCAGAACTGCGACAGCACCACCCCGCCCTCCGTCTCGTCGTCGGGATCCTCCGGAGGGAAGTAGCACGCCGCCGCCGTCACGTCGCGAGAGGTTGAGAGGTCGAGCCCGACGTAGCACCGACGGCCGGCGAGCTCGTCGGGATCCACCGGCGCGGCGCACGCGTCCCAGGCCTCGAGCGGGAGCCACACCGTCCGCTGCTCCGTCCAGTCGTCGAGGTGCAACCGACGGAACGCCGACTGCTTGCTAGGGATCGCCCGCGCCTGCGCGCACTCCCGGCGCAGATAGTCCTCTTTCACGCTTACGCCAAGGTTCGGGTTCGCCTTGCGCCACACCGCGGGATCGTCCCACGCGTCGCCCGGATCGGCGCCGGCGATGTAGGCCAAAAAGGACGGATCCTCGACCGTGCCCTCGAGCACCTGCCGCCCGTACTCGTGCAGCTCCCAGCACACCGAGGCGCGGCCGTGCCCCGCCGTCGTGATCAGAAAGAGCAGCGGTTGCCGGCGAGCGCCCATCGCCGTCTCGAGCACATCGAGCAGATCGCGCGATCGGTGCGCGTGGAGCTCGTCGACGATGACCCCGTGCGGGTTCAACCCGTCGAGCGTGTTGAAATCCGCCGACAGCGGCTCGAACTTGGAATGCGTCGCCGTCACGTGGAGGTTGTGCCGAAACGCCCCCACCCGGCGCGCGAGCGCCGGCGAGCTCTTGACCATCCGCGTCGCCTCGTCGTGCACGAGCAACGCCTGGTCGCGCTTCGTCGCCGCGGAGTAGACCTCTGCCCCCGGCTCGCCGTCGGCACAGAGCAAGAGCAGCCCCACCCCGGCCGCGATCTGCGACTTGCCGTTCTTTCTCGGCACCTCGCTGTAGACCTTGCGGAACCGGCGCCGGCCGTCCTTCGCGCGCCACCCGAAGACCTGCGCCACGATGAACTGCTGCCAGGCCTCGAGCTCGAAAGCCCGCCC